ACCCCGCGTTTTGATTTCTTCCACATTATTTCGCCAACACTAAACCCCACGATAAGGGCTTCAGCAAGTCCCTTATATATCTCGTCTAAGGGTAGTTCTTCGAGGATTTCTGCTACGAAGTCCCTTACTGCAGTATCGCCAGGCTTTGAGCTGTATTCCTCAACGTACCACGGTCTCGATACAACCTCTTGAACTAACTTTGAGAACGAACTTTGTACGTGCTCGTCAAAGAAAAGCCGCTGATAAACAGAAAGCGCACGGTTCCCTCCCTTCTGTATGAGAAGGTCGTCACTTGGTCGAACGATGCTATTTCCGGATCCAGTAAAGGGAGAAGAGCTCCCAAACATGTAAATACTGGATAAGTTATAAGGGTCGCTCGTATAACTTGAGATCTCCCCCTTCGGTACCGGAGCTGTCTTGAACCTATTTGCCAAAGTTACCTCTTTTCACACGCGTTTGGTTTCGGCATTTATTTCCTGTATAGGTTTTACCCGCTTAGTTTCCGAGGGAGAATTCAAGCGGCGGTTGAGGTATCCCGTTGACTTGATAAATTATGTACACTTTGTATATTCCGTCCTCTCCCGAGGTGATCCAGTCCCCTTTCACGACGAGGGACGACAACCCGGACACATGGGTTTGTATCGAATTTTGAAACTCTGAGTTAATTTGTCCGGGGTCGATTATGTCGAGGGTGTGGTCTCCGACGCCGTAGTCCGCCCTCATTACTCGCTCAAAGAACCTCGTTTCAACGACACTTCGAATTTCCTGCGTCTTCAAGTCATAGTCCGTACTTGTGGCTAAGTTTCCATTCAGTACTCTTAGCGGGTAGGACAAACCTCGCACCGTTGTCGATAAAGTTTGTGGAGCCGTCATCGTATTAGCCTTAAGAGTTGTGCTTCCAACTTCCGCACTCGCTTGTTCACCTCGTCTTTCGGCAAAGAGCTTTGCATAAGCTTTTGAATTTCCGTTCGCAAGTCCCCATTACCCATCGAGGGGTAGAGGGATGGCTCTACGAAAACTTGCTCCCCCTCAAGTAAAGAAACACAGAGTGCCTCAATTGAGACACCCTGCTGTTTTGCTTTTCTTGTAAGTGAAAGGAAGAGTGAGTCAGGAATCTGTAGATTTACTTCCTTGTCTGTTAACTCACTCATTTTCAACCTAGGCCCTGAGAATCAAGTTCTCTGTTCATTTGGCCAACAGAGACGCGAATAAGATCAACCTCGATTCTTTCCAGTGTTGGTACGGGGGTGTCAAACACCTTCACAAAAACAACCCCGTTCTCGAGGTTTCCCCCGCTGTTAATGCGCTCGTCACAAATCACTTGGAATGCGTCCGAGGGTCTCGCACCGAAGAGTGCACCGGAAAGGTAAAGCTGACTCAGAACACTATTCCCAATGGAAACAATTTGGTTGAACACAATACCAAACCCGTCAACAACCGAGAAGATCTGGTTGTCGAAAGCATTACGAAGGGATCCATAAACCACGTTCTGAATCACACGAGTGTTCACAAATTGGAACTTACGCTGATCAGCGACGGCTTTGTTAATTCGAGTGCGACCGCCCCAGACGAACACCGCAGTGTTGGGGTACCCTGGCAAGGAACGAAGAACGTTACAACCATCTGGGTTAAGCAAGTTTTGCTGAGCCGAGTTCACAGAAATTTGAACGCCAGCAGCGTCTGCGAGTTGGTACTTGGTACCTGCAGGGGGGAACTGGAACCCTTCGGAGCGGTAACGGCGAGCTGCGATCCCGGTCACATACGGAGAGGGGGGAACAAATTGTCCTGCCGAGTTCTCCACGTATGGGCCGTAGAAAGCAATGAAGCCGAAGGCATTGAAGTAGCGCTGGCTGTCCTCGAATAGTCTGTTGACATTGTCAACACCCGCTTCCACAAACACAGCTTGGGGTTCGCCTGCAAATCCAACACCACGAAGTGCTTCGTCGATAATTTCGGTAGACGTGATGGTCTCGAATCTCCACAGATTTGTGCTTGGTGTTTGTTCAGGAGTGAGAGCAAATTCAACTTGTGAACCGTAACAAACAGTGGAAACTGTGCTCAAGTCACCGCCAAGGGTGTTCGCCGGCACAACAACCCAACTGTAGGATGAGCCGTCAAATGTAACCGCCAACCTGTCCCCGACAACGACTCGTGTAACTCCGTCAGGAGCAACGGAGTTCGCCGGTGCAACCGTAACGTTAAAATAAACTCCGCTCAATTTTGAGAGAGCTGCTTGAATTGCAACTCCAGTGCTGTCAACGAGGAGACCACAAGCGGTGACGTATGGCGTCACAGAAACAAGCTTTCCGAGGACAACAGTGGTACTTGCGCTGAAGTTTCCTCCGAAAATCGGATCGATCACAGGGACGATGTGTGCTTCCGAGGAGAAGTTTTGGTCCACAGTGGGGGTGCAAAGAAAGTTCTCAACACTCGTTGAGGTCTCCCCAGGCCCCACAAGTTCTAAAGAGGGTAACCACCCCGCGTTAGCAGTTTCACCGTACGGGTAGACGTGCTCCGACCCAATAACTAAAGGACTTGAGTTCAGGTACAGGGATACAGTTGGATCGTCGTTCGCCGTGAGCAAGTTGTGATCGTACGCACGGTCTGCGATTGTACCCGAAGCCAGTCCGTACTTTCTCCCTCGAACCAACGGAACAACGCTCAACTCCGAGAGGTTTACAGTAGTTAACCCGCCGCCTAGGACCGAAGTGTACAGGATGGTGGGACTCGTGGAAATGCTTACCATCCCAACAGGATAGGGAACGTAAGAACCTGCAAGGTAGTTGGAGCTAGAAGTTGCAAGTACAAACTTATCGGGGTCAATTACCTTAACATAATAAGCTTGTAGATTGTTTCTAACTGTTGCCTTAAAGAGGGTTGCAGTGCCTGCCAGAATGGGCTTAGTAAAGAAAAGTTTCTGTCCGTTAACTAATTTGTGAGATGTTACTCCGAAGGAAGCGGCACCGGTGTATCCTGGGACAGTGCTTGAGGAAAGCACAGTTGAGGGGTTGAATAGTGAGCGGCTTACAAAGGATAGGCGGTAGTCATCGGTGGTGTTCTGTAAGCTTCCAGGTAAGTGGAGAGTGTTCACAAAAGCAGGAGCACCAGTCAGATTGTGAATCAAGTTTGAGGTCTGACCCTCAATAGTTACAGGTAAATCCCACTGGGGTGTGGTATAAGTCGCTTGAGCTGTACTTGAAGTTGGGGATGCAACACTGAATGCTCCGGAGGGAGTTAGAGGTGCGTTTAATGCAGCACTGGTACCCCCCAAGGCTGTAACTTCAGCCAGAATTGACACAGCTTGAGTAGAAGTTTGTGCGATATAAACGTATTGTACTTGTCCGTCTGATGGGTACGTTCCGTATTGGGCACTGGAAAGTGGGGGTGCCACGAAGTACACCTCAGTTGAGGTTTCTCCAAGTGGAAGTAGGGGCAGAAAATCCGCGCCAAGGCCACTCAATGTTACTCGTTGAATCTGGTAGTCTACCGGCCAAACTGTGCTTGACCCCAGGGCGAAGACTCCCCGGTTGGCTAGAGAGGCAGAGGATGTGACTGTGAACTTGGCTAAGTCCAGGAGGCCAACAGTTTCGCCCTCCGCTACTCCCTCCACTGACGACTGAACAGCAACCTTAGGGTCGTAGCCGGGAACTAGGGTCTGGTGTTTTAGACGGTCGTATGTTACTTCTTCACCCTTCCACTGATAGATGGCGTTATCAACCAGGTATAGGTTGTCGGTTACAAGGTCTTCTGCGGGCTGATGCGGAGTGTATTCTTTGTACTTGTTTACGTCGGTAACAAGGAAGGAGCCTGGGTCTGCTGCGGCCATCCACTTAAAGTTGTTGTCCTGGCAGTGTGCGGCAGCTGCTGCTCCAACTAGGGACCGGCCTTCGGCGTCGAATTGAGCGTACGCGGTGGGAGTTACAAGGTACCCTTGGTTTGCTTGTCCGTCAAAGGCAGTGTTAATACACTGAACGTAATCCTGAGGAACTCGCTCAAGATTGTTTTGAAGGCCAACGACATTTTGAATACTGTACGCGGTCTGCATTAAGACCTTTTGCGCTCCAACTGGCAGTTGCTCGGTTACTACGGAAACACTCCCGTCGTAGGTGGCTGCTGCAATTGTTACGTAGCCGCTTTCCGAGTTTGAGGAAGGGAGCAAATCGTTTGCGAGGCCCGAGTCACGAACGAATATGGCACTGCTTACACTTGGGTTACTTTGAATAGCTGCGGCGATTGAGCTTGAAATTGCGGCAGAAATTTTGCGGTTATTGACCTTGTCACCGGAAATGTAATCAACAGGAATTACTGTTGGCACGCCGAGCCATTCCCCTTCGGATGTGTATCCGTTTGAGCCGTCTCCAGCAACAAGCTTCAATCCGTTTAAGATAAGCTGTGCATAAACTACGTCGCCAGCTTTAAGGGTAGATGGAAGGCCAGTGCTACTAATCTTGGAGCCCGACGGAAGAATCTCTATTTCTACAATCTGGTTTGGAGTTCCAACACGAACGACTCGAAGATCACCAACTTGCGCATTCAAAAAGAATGCATTCACACAGTTGTAGCTAAGGAGGGGAATACGAGTTTCGGGAACTTTCCCTACCAAGGCTTTGTAGTCGGTTAGTGAAGATACTGGAACTGGTGTGTTGAAAGGGAAACGTGCGACAGTGACGTCTTCCTCAGTTTCAACCAACATGTAAGTTGTGTTGAACGAGGCAATACCGGTGGAAGCTACATTTCCAACACGCTCGTTGATATATGTACCTGGTGCTCCGGGGACGATACCGGTGCCGAAAGAAAAAGTTGCCATTTGGGTAGATTCCTCCTTTTCCTTACCTTTGTGCCGGCGAGGATAAGTCCGGCGGTGGTGCCCGTAGGCCAAAGGTTTAGGGTGTATACCTAGAGGTTTTACCCTACCTGTCCGGTAACAACTTCGGAGCTATCGAGTGACCACCCGTTCAACCTGCTCACTTCACGAAGGGCGGACCGATTGTAGGATGACAAGGACAAAAAGTATTCTGCTTCGCTTGAAAAGGGGTAGAAGTCCAAGGATGTCTGCCCTGAACTTCTACCGAATATTGGGGACTGCTGTGATGCCCCTGACCCTGCTGTGTTTGCCCCCTCTTGAAGAACTGTCCCTGGAGGGGGAAGCTCAACGACAGACCACTTGGGGTTGTAGTTTAGAACTTCTCGGTAAGCCAAGGAGTCCGAGTGAAACCCGTACCCTAGCTTTCTCCAGGTCATTCCAGGTTGGAAGACAAATGATTTCACGATTAAGCAGACCTACGTGCGCGGGCCATGAGAGCCGCACCAGCTTCGGTTCCACGTGTGAGTTGGAAACCCTCCTGACTTGCAATCTCTTTAACTTCCTTTCGAAGCTGTGCCGACGGGATGAAAGGGTCTACTTCACCGTCTAGTCTTTTTGAGAGCTTTTCTTGTACGGAAGCTTCAATGGACTCCTTGCTCTGCTTTTCTTTCAACGCAGTTGTTTCAGATGTCTTAAGCTCCACCGTGGCGGGCTCTTGCGACGGTTTCTCAACCTTGTCCTCAACGGTTGAATCGGCGTTGTTCCCCTCGGCAGGTGCAACTTCGCTCTTGTCTTCGACCCACGCCTCGTCTACGTCCGGCGTTGCGGGGTTGTCTCCAAGAAATTGTCCCTTGTCGTCCTTAGCTCTTGTCTTTGTCATGGTGATGAGTTAATTGAGAATGTGTTTCCAGGCGATTCCTGAAAGTTTTTCGAGAGATGACTTAGGCACCCCCATCCACGGCCTTGCAGCCATGTTTTTTGTACCAAACTGGTGGTAGGGTCCTACACTAGTCGTAAGGACCGCAAAGCGATCGTTTTTAAGGTAAGATAAGACTTTTGCAGTATCCTGCATCTTTCCTGTTACCCTGAGAATTGGGAGATCGCCGTACTGCTTTCTCTTCCAAGCACGGTACTGTGTTGTAAGTGGGCGCCAGGCTCGACCGTTCGTGTCAGTCTGGTTTTTCCAGTACGGTTTGTTTTCGTTTAGGAGTACAGGAGCCCACTCTAACTTCGTTGGTTCCCACCAATTTGGGTTGAATGGCTCACCCTTGAAAGGTGTTCTTAGGTTAAACTTGAACATTAGCGGCCTGCTCTCCTTGACTTTTTGATCTCGTCTTGCTGCTGCTCAGCAACTTTCTGGTTTATTTCGATCATGCGCTTTATTCGTGCCATTGGTTGAGAGTCCAACCAGTCTATTCCGCCGTCCCAGCGTTGCTTGTTCAAGTGAAACGAAATCTCCATCCAACTCTCCGGAGTGAGAATACTCTCGTTGAGAATATTATCAGTGACCCACTTGTAGAGGGCTCGAAAGTTTGTTGAAGATAAAGTCTCAAGACTTTCCGGGTTCCTGACCAACCTGACGAGTAAGCCCATGGCACTTAAACCCTTGTCTTGCAAAATTCTGGCGAAAATGAAGTCTTTCGGAACAATATCCCGAACATGGACTGGCTCATTTCGCCCCACTGAGACTAAAAAGGAAAAATCTTCGAGTTCTTCAACGGTTATTTTGGGTCTTTCTTTCCTTCGTCGGACCCGTTAGCCTGTTTAATCAACCCGACTACAACCTTCAGGTCTCGAGCACCCATGTCTGCAACTTCGTCAAAGGACACTTTTTCAGGCCCCACGTTTAGTCGTTCAACAAGGTGAAAGCTCTGCCGTGTCTCCCCGAGTGCCGACAACTCGTCCTCGATATAGAGCAGGTCTCGTCCAGTCATTTCACGAACTGTGATCTGCCTTCCGTCCGACAAGGCTCCGCTAAAGGTTAGAAGATCGTGTCTGGTGTTTGGTTCTGCGGGTGGGTTTGGTTCTGTAGTTACAGTTCGCATGGTGATGTTGTATCTTTACCGCTCTAGTTTTACCCTAGCTTCTAAGAGCCTTTCCTCAATGAAAAAATCCCCCTGCCCAGCTGGGAGGGAGAGATAAAGCTTATTTGCTATTTCCCAACTTTTCTTCGCACTTTCTACGTCACCACCACCTAGGCGATCGTAAATGTCTTCGATCCAACTCTGTATGACTTCTTTCCGAAAGTCAGGGTCTAGGGGGAGTGGGAACGGCATTTTGAGTGTGAGTGAGTAAGTGGTATTCGGAATAAGGTTGAAACACTACGACGACAAGTCCCTGACTTTCGCCAGAGATCTTAGCACACTTTGCGAAGTTTCGCGCCCCTCTTGTTCACGCTTCTTTCGTGAGTCATTCGACTGCTTCTCTAGACGCAACACTCTGTGAGTCTGTTCTTGTATCTTTTTCTGCTGTTCCCTCAACCGATGTTTTTCTTGAGAATTGAGTTTTGTTAGTGGTTGTCGCTCTAGCCAGTGGTAGTACTCCATTCCCTTCCACCCCTTCTCTATTCGGGCCTTTTCTATCCCCTCGACAAAGAGAGAAGGAGTCATATCGTGCAAAGACTCCTCAGGTAGGCACAAGGTCTTGTCCCCATCCCCAAATACAAACTGCTTAGTTAAAATGTTGTATTCCAAGAGATCCAAACTTCCAAGGGTGTTGAGCAAGAGTAACTTCACAGCGTCTCTAATTTGCGTGTTTGTTAGGTAAGTACTGAATCTTGTGTTGGGGTACAAACGCAAGTAGGACTCTAGTCTTAAGAATGACAACGCACCCTCCTGGCCGTGGACTCGCCACTTACCCTCTTTCACCACAAGTACAAGTCGGTGGGATTCTTCTGACGACGGGTGAACCCATGTGGAACCATCTATGTAGGATCCTGAAGGTGGGTGGTTGCTGTCGCCGCTCTCGTGCGCCAGAATTGTAACAGCTTTTGTGGGTGGTAGGTAGTTCCACGGAGTATACGCGAGCTCTACCCCGCCGCACCCGCCGCGCCACCGGACCCCTGCATAAGACTAACTACGCCAGCACCACCTGCACCACCGGACCCCTGCATAAGACTTCCCAAGGGTGAGACACAAGCTTGGTCGAGCAGGGGCACCCAGTTTGAGCTACTCGCGGTCTCCATCCAAATATACCTCCTACCCTCGGCTGGACAGTGGTATATTTGCCCTTTCGAGGGGTTTGGTGGGAAAGTTAGGGTTTTATCAAAAAATGTTATGGGATTGTCTTTTCCGTAATTTTCAAGATCGGCGATAGACGTGGTCGGGTTATTCACCCACTCAAGAAAGTCGTCACAGCTTTCTAAAAACTCGATAGAGCTACCCGAATCTGCGCAAACTGAGTCCCTTTTATCAGAACCAAACCCCAACCACTTTAGTAGCTTTTCTAAGTAGTGTCCCACAATTAAGCTCTTGTTAGTTATAGAGAACGAAGCATGCGAATTGCATCACCTTGGGAGAAGTACTCTTGTGAATACAAACAGTCCACAGACGACGGGATGAATCTTCCGTTCTTGTCAAACGGGATCGGCCACCAGTACATGCCTACTTTTGTTCTGCATGGGTATATGTCTGCGGATTGAACTCGTGGCTTTTTGATCTTGATGGGTGTTTTCATAGTTAGTCTCAAATCAGTCCTTTTTGAATAGCTTCGTATCGTGTCTTTAGCTTGTCTACAGCCCCAGTCTCACCGAGTTCGGTCATCGAGTACTCAACTCCGTTAGGTTCTTTCGCACCGTGGGGGTTTGAAGGTGTAACCGTACACTCTTTCGGGGATTTACGAATCCGAGAGTCAATTGCTACTGAGGAGAAGAACGCACGACTCAGTGGAAGCTCCGGTATATCCATTGCGCTATGGAAATTCGCCCAGGTATAAAGGTGGGCGATTTGGAACAGCACGGCAAACTGAGTGGCGTACCTCTCAGGGGTCATGAAGTGGAGTTCATCATGGATGCTGATAATGAAGCGGTAGGGGATTTTGTACTCTTCCGCTAGCCACGCGACAGCCGTGAGCGTTATAGATAGAATTTCGGCACCCGATGCTTGAATGGCCCAGTTTGTGCGTCCTGTCCTAAATTCGGTGCCAACTGCCGCAGGTCGCATTGCAGTGGAAATTTTGGTACCAAGGCAAGGCAGCTGAGGAACCTTTGTCTTCATGGAGATTTGCTCCATCAAGTTGAATGCGCCGGAGTCAGAACCACCTTCATACACTCCGTTCACCAGTACCCCCTTTTTCGATGACAGTGCTTTCAGTGCGAAATCCTTAACTTCTCTCTCCCCTTTCTCAGGAAAAGTTCGTCGAATTGGAGTGCTTAGGGCTCTTACGCTACCTCCGTACAAGGTTGCGAAGCCTACAATCTTGCTCAGGTCTCTGGCTTTCGCCAGGAGTTTGTACAACTGGGGTTCAATTGGGCTTAACCATTTTTCTCCAGCCTTTACACAATTTGGTACATTCAACGGTTCACTCTCATGACTGTAACAAATTCCTAGCTTCCTGTCCCACACAAGCCCCTTATACATCTCAGGGAGAATGGCCCGAGCAAGAGCGGTGTGGGGATCAGTGCCGTTTTCCTTGGATCCTGACAGGACATTGTAGCCCATCGGCGAGCATCCGACAAAGCCACCCTCCCAAGTATCGCTGTATATGGATGCGATCTGAAGCTCTTGACCATCGTAGTCGGCGCTTACAATTTTCCAGCCTTCGGGGGCCTGCACTCGTGTTTTCAGCTCCGTGCCAATTCTCCAGTTTTTCGTGGAGCACATGGTTGCCATCAAGCTTTCAACGGTTCTTCGAGTTACCGTCCCGTGGCAGAGAATCTCGGGAAGAGTCACGAGAGCGGACGAACCATGCGGGTTTTCAGCGCGGAGGAAGATCCGGTCCATCACCCGCTTACGAACAGAAGTCCAGTAAGAAATAGCGTTTGAAATCTCCAGAGCTCTCTTAGCTTCAGGGAGATCGCTACTTAGCCTCCCGGTTTCCATATCTTGGACAAAGTCCTTGCTGAGTAACACTCCGGTATTATCCCCGGTCCCTTTAGGGTGGGGAACTTTTACAAGGCTACCTGTTTCATCGTAGTAGCACCAACCCTCTGTTTTGGTTTGAACAATGTGTGATCCCTCGTACTTGAGCTTCAACAGCAAGTGAGCCAATTGAGACTTCACTCCGATGTGCTGTTGCGGATCTTTCACAAAGGGTTGCACCCAAGTAGGGACCCACGCGTACTTTCCTTTTCTACTCCAAAGCTCCCAATTAAGCTGAGACACCCAAGGGTCTTGCTCTGCCCACTCCTGCGCCTTCGTGATGCCCTCCTCCGGGTCCTCCACGCTATTAAGGACAGTCTTCCACTCGTTGTACGTTTTCCACACAAGTTCTCTGCACAGCTCGGTCATTTCCTGGCTGTGCTCATGGAACACTCTTTCTGTGTTCTGAATCCACTCAGCCCAGTTTTCTACCAGTGGTACGACCGAGCCGTTTAAGTGGTAGTGGCCGCAAAGGCCCACCATTGAGGGAGTGCTATCGAGATACTTCGGCCACAAAGCCTGAAAAAGCTCTGCCGTGTAAAATGCGTCCCTTACCGCGTACTCTACGGCCTTCTCAAGAACTGCTGTGATTTGCGAGATGTGCGTAGCGTCTACGAAAATGTCTCGTATCTTCTTGTCCCCTTGGTTAAGCGGGCGGACAGTCTCATCGCCGAAATACTTTCGAACCTCATAAACGTGAAAGTTGTAACACTGGACCAAGCTGTTTGTTGAGCCCTCATCTAGCCACTTTGGTGCGTACCTGAGCTTTCTCTTTTCCTCTTCAGTCAGGTTTTCTGGGTCTTTTGCCGCAAGAAGGTACAACCACCGTTGTCCTGATGCCAAACCCGACACTCCGATATGCGCGGAGAGGGTGTCAAAGTAAAAGTTTTCAGGCTTGTTACGGCTAAGTGAGTATCCTTCTCGTGTTCTCACACGATCGTAGCTAATGTTGTGGCCCGCTACAAACCGGTTCTCCCCAATGGGAATAAGGTCGTGTTGGTCCCACTCTTCCTCGGGTAGGGTTGGGTCAATAAGCTCTGCCGCGAGCCAAATGTAGGTTGCTTTTTCGCTTAGTGCTGTCCCAATAATTGGAAATGCACCCGCTTTTACAAAGGTTTCAGTGTCGTACGTGAAAGCCTCTTCGAGAGGGAAGGGTACGGACTCGACAATAAACTTCCCGTCCACAAACTCATAGCGTGTCCATCCCGCCTGATATACGAAATCGGAAACTGCAGGGAGTTTTGGGAGTTTGCACCCCGCTAGAGAATTCGCAAGGGTTTTGTACACCCCTACCTGCTCTGTTGCTATGTTTTCAAAGTGCTCCTGTAAATTGCTACCCCTTAAGCTTGGAAGGGGCAAGGGACCATCGTACAGGTTGTCTGGGTGATCAACAGGGACAGATATACCAAATTGCTTTAAGAGTCGTTCGGCCTTTTGACGTGCCTTAACTCCCATTGAAGCTGCCTTTTGTCTGCCGAAAACCTTATTGTGCAGTGGAGTAGACAGGACAGGGTAGCCGAGTTCGCTGGTTCTCATGTCGTTGAATTGTTATGGTTTAGTTTATCCTAGGGGGTTGTCGTAGCGGAAGCTTTAAGGCTTCCTGTAAACAGGTCGTGCCAGAATGACTGGGGGCTTCACTTCTTCCTCGGGGGCTCCGGAGTCGAATTTGTGCATTTTTAGGTCGAAAGCTCGAACACCGCTGCTTGTGTAAACAGCGTCTTTGTGAAGCTTGTAGGTTTCGTAGGCGTCGAAAATCGGTGAGAAGTGTAGGGGTCGCTCACCCGGTTCGTCACGCCACATTAGAATCTCAACAAGAGAGAGCGGGACGTCTGTGTCCCATTGTTCGTCTCGTTGCCCGTAAAGCAAAGGAAGAGCGTCGTTCCTCCACCAGTCTGTAACTTGGTCTATGTATTGCTCCCATGCGTCGGGATCTGTGACGTGAGTTTTACAGTCTTCTCTCAAGTACGCGACGTACTGCCTCCCCCGGTCAATTACAACTTGTGCGGACTCTGGGAGAGTTTCCAGCAAGTACGCGGGGTCGTCGAACGACGCAACTCTTTCTATCACAGCCGGAAAGAGGAAGGCGTAGCTCATTAGTCTGAAGTCGTCTGCTCCTTCGCAGATATGCCTCAGAAGGCACTCGATAACGGCAAGTGTTGACGCTATTCCGAGCTCTGTCTCGTCCTCCAAAGGAGATTCAGGGGGGAGTGACTCTTTCACTTGTTTTCGAAGCTTGGTAAGTTCAAGCTCAAGACGCCTCACCTCGCGACCCATTTCCCGTTCTAGCTTAGCCTTGTATATCTCAGTTTGTGTTAAAAGCTTGTCAAACTTTGTATCAATTTTTTCTACTTCCGAACTGAGTTGTTCGATGCTGATCTTGAAATTTGATATTTTTTTCTTAAGTGAAGAAACCGAAGACCTCATGCTATCGGTTGCAAACACTATGTTATCCATCATGGGTGTTTCGCTTTAAATGGGTTTGATTTTGGCTTCTAAGTGGTCAGACTCAGGGTCTACTGAGGTTATTGTAAAGGAAAACTTTTTGTCGGGGTCCGATCGAAGGTGAAAACTACCGGAGAATCCTTCCCCGTCTTTTGAGCTTAAGAAGCTGTTTCCCGGTGTTGGGGGGTGCTCGAACGAAATATCGTCTTTGAGCTCCGGGTGGGAGTCTTCGATTGCTGAGATGAGCCGGTTGTTCACTGCAGATGCTGTCGCCAACTCAAACTCGGTGGAAATTTGAGGGTGAAAGCCGTCTTCTGTAACTTCGAGTTTGAACGACGCACCCGTGTCAAAGTAGATATGGTAAACAAGCCCGTCCTCCTCAACTTCAAAGCACGCCTCTTCTGCGGAAAACTCACATTCTTCGTCAGGAGACCCGTTAATTTCTACTTCCAGGAGTTCGTAAAAAACGTCTCTCAGTACCTCTGCATCTAGAACTCCTCCCAAATGATTTGAGATGGCTAGGAAAATTCGGGGGTTTGAAAGTAACCTGGAAACCGGATAGACTACAGTCATGGTTCTGTTCAACTATTAAGAGTTTAGCCGGGCAATGTCCAACGTAAAGTCCCGTACCCAATTTTACCCGGTTTCACTCCGTTTTTCGTCCTAAGGTAGTTTCACCTCATCTATATTTGCGACTTTAATTCCTTTGCCCCCCGGCTTCCCGAGCTTTACTGACAGGTCGAGTTTCGTTGCCTTCTTTCGAGTGGAAACCCAGTCCAGGGTGAAACTCCCCTCCCCAAAGTGCCTGAGTGTGGCGCCTTCGGGCAGCCACCTTTTGCCCTTGCTCGTTACCTTGCAAAGGTCTTCTCCGCTCAGGGTCAGTGCTTTGAGCTGCCCGTCGAGTTCGAGCACAACTAGGTACTTTTTCAAGGAAACCTCAGACTCCTTCTTCGCCAAGCAAACAGCGGAGTACGCTGTTGAGATAACTCCCTTGAAGGTTGCTGACACCTTTTTCAGTGTCCCGTCCTCAGTCATAAGAATAACCTTGTCTTTGGGGTCTACGACAAGAGCTCCACGTGGCCCTTTCACCTGCTCAACAGTGCCCTTCTTCGAGTCAATCTTCAGGAACCGTGGCTTTGGAGCGGCTGCAGGACGCTTCACGCTTTCCCCAGGAGCACGGGTCACACCGCCAGTTGGGGGGTCTATGAGGGGGCTTCGGCGAGCCTCTCCGTGGCGTTTTCCTATCTCGGTCAGCTCATTGAGCATATACACTTGTCTCGCGGTAGTCCCTCTGGTTTCGTCGCTGGACAGCTCTACCAGCTCTTGAATCCGACCTTGAAGGTAGTTATCCTCATCAATAAGGTCGTTTTGGTCAAGGTTCGTAAGCTGACGCAAGCGCATATCCAGAATGGCCTCAGCTTGCTTATCTGAGAACTTCAGCGGTGCGGTCGTTAGAGCAACTTTCGCCTCAGATTTATCCTTTGCCGCACGAATACGCTTAATAATCAAGTCCATCTTGTCAATGGCTTTGAGCAACCCCTGAACAATTTCCAGGCGATCCTCTCGATGAGTGAGCTCATTCTCGAATTTAACTTGTAATCTACCCAACCTCCATGTCACCCATTTCTCTACAATTTCCACCGGGGAGAGCTCTATGGGCTTCGTGCCATCGATAACTAAGGTTCTCGCTGAGAACTTGGAGTCAAGGTCGGTGTAGGCATAAAGTTGATCTCTTAGCTTTTCCGGGCTCACACCGGGCTTGGCCACAATTTGAACGCAGTCCCCCGTAAGATCGGACAGGTCGTTGACCTCAGCGACACCCTCAACCCTCCCTCGCTCAACCTCATTTTTCACTTGCTCACCGATTTTCTCAGGATTGGTTCCTGGCGGTAAGTTCGTGAAGGTTAAGGACGGACGGTCCTTTGCCTTTCCACTACGGGTCTGGGTACCAATCTCAACCTTCGCCATGCAGCGAATGCTGCCAATGCCTGTTAGTGAGTATTGCTCCAACTGATCGTCTTTTACAATCAGGGTCCCAGTTGGAAAGTCAGGGAAGAGAACCTCTCGTGCTTTTCGTAGGTTTTCTGCGCGTGCTTCAAACGTTATCGCTTCCTTGCAAACCAGCTTGGTTGCTTCAACAATCGAACGGAGACTGTGAGAGGCGATTTTACAGGCGTATCCCACGCCAATGCCCTCTTGACCATTGAGCAAAACGTAGGGAATCTTTGCGTTTAACTCGATTGGCTCCTGCAGCGTACCGTCGTAGTTTGGCATCGTCTCCCAGGTTTCTGAGTCGTCGAGGAGGCAGTCCCAGGCGAAAGGGGAGAGCTTGCACTCAGTGTACCTTGACGACGCCGCAGAGTCTGTCGAAGACCCCCAATTCCCGTGCCCGTCTACGAGCGGGGCCATATTATTCCACGGGGCAGCCAAAGTGACAATAGAGCTGTAGCTTCCGCCGTGGGGGCTCAATTTACCCATAACCTCCCCCTCTACCCTGGCGCTTTTCATGTAGCGACCGTCTGGCTTCAAGTTGAGCCACTTCATAGCTGTTACAATGCGCCGAGAGATACTCTTACAACCGTCCGTGTACCGAGGGAAGGCTCGCCCCACGATTACACTGAGCGAGTAGGCAAGGTAGTCGCCCTGAATTTGCTGGACTAGGTTTACATTGACAGTGTTTGTCATTTCATAGGGTGATTACAAGGTTAATTCGATTGTCAAAGAAGGGTGTATTAATTATTGTCGTTCAAATCCCACAAGCCATTGCTCTGCAGCCAGTGATCGGCAAGAGTCTGGGAGGTCCAACCCCATGAGTCCTTGCTGTTAAACTTTTCCAGCATCTCTCTCAGAACTTGGTCCTCTTTGTACAAGTGGGACAGAGCCTGATGGCGAAGGGTCTTAACAACTATTTCGGCAGCGTCTGTCACCCTGCGAGGAGTCACAAGCATGGGCGGAGTTTCTGCTTACTGAGGTGAGTGTGTCCCACTGCAAGAACCCTCTGTGCTACCTCTCGTGTAACATTGTACTTGCATCCACTAGGGGATCTGTCAACAAGGTACTGTTTTTTCTGCTCCAGCGACAAAAGGTCAAACAATTTGTCTTCGTCTACCCACATACCATAGTTGTAGTTTCTGTCGAGAAAGACTCGAACTCGGTTTCGGTAAAATCGTGCGGGATCAATGCTTTTGTTCTCTGTCACAAGTAGCTCAATCATGCTTTCTTCCTCTTTTAAGATCATTGTCGTAGTTTAGTTGAAGGGTGAGCCAAAACTTTTCAGGGGGCTGTCCGAACACGTACTCAAGGCGCTCAGCAAGATGAGGGTCAATGCGAAGGGTCCCCTCCTCAAGTTCAAGGACTTCGGGCACGGTTAACCCTGTTTCTCCCGCAAAGTCGTGAAGAGAAATTCTACGCTCTAGGCGTAACTCCTCTACGATATACCCTGGAGGTGAAGCCCAGTCGGGGTTGAATGACATTGGTTCTTCGAAGGTCACGTAAATAATATAGTGTTTTCCTTCTGGAAAACAAACGGGGAAACCGCCCACGGCAAGGGGGCTAACCGCTCACCGCCCAACGGGGGTCAAGGTCAATCGTCAATTGAGACACCTTCAGTTAGCTTAGCGATTCGCTCCATCCTTGAGACTGTGAGGGGCACAAGCCCGCCTTCGCACGACACGGACTCCAGTAGAAGACGGTCCAGGAAGTTTAACAGAGTCTCGCTGTCGTTGAAGGGGTAGGTATCTGAGTCCGGGTCGTATGACATTGGTTTTCAGGTGTTATGAACGTATTATAGCGGTTTTGCCCCAGCAAAGCAAGCCGGGAAACCGCCCTAAGGCAACACTCTATCTTGTTGCTATTGAAAGAAAAGGGTGACCTTCATCAAGCGGTGTGTCGTCCAAACAGGTGGACACTCCAAAGTGCGACACTCCAAAAAATTCCCCGTCTACCCCCACAGTAGCGTCCTTGTCCAGGTCATCGTTAGAAAAAGTCTGCAAACTTTCTAAAAGTTCTCGGAAAGTTAGTGTCACAGCGAGGGAGCCTCCTTGAAATGCAGCTCACCAAGATAGCTCAAAATCTCTGTGTCCCTGCGTTCGTCCGGTCCAGATATTGTAATTGGGCGGAATCCACTATACTTGCACAGATAGTCGTAGACAAACTCGTCAACCTTTTTGGCTTGATCCTCGGTTTCGTAACGTCCGCGAGGGTCAAAGGGCTTGATGCGATTTAGGAAGAAATTCTTGTACGTTACACCCCTTTCCTCTGCGTGAGCCATGAAGGATTGAGCGGCGGAACTTACGTACGTGTCTTTGCCTTGAGACCGGTAGTCTTGGTAGATTCCTGCCAGAAGTATAGGGCTGTCGGTGACAATGTAGTCAACTTTGCCGTACAGCATGCTCTCGTAGGCGCTTTGCTTACCGAGGAGGTAGAGTTGGTCCCACTCACGCACTTTGCGGTCGTTCCACGCCCAGTACTTCACATACTCTCTTACAAGTTCAACGTGAATGCCGGCCAGCTTCATTCTGGCGAAGAGGAGCGCAGCTGTGGTTGATTTTCCGCAACCGGACCCGCCGAAGAGGTTAATTACTGTTGTCATTTTGCTTTAATGGTGGTTTTGA